ATGACAATCATGCCCGACAAACCAGACACATGGCTGCTCGTTCTCGCGTGGCTGGGGCAGCACGCGCCGACGATCTACGCTGGTGCATTGTCATTCGTGGTCGGTGCTTTGCGGATCATTTATGGCGGTGGTACGCGGCGACAAGCGCTGCTTGAAGCGTCGCTTTGCACGCTGATCACCATAGGCTTAATTCCTTTGTTGGAGTACTTCGGTCTACCGCAGAACTTCGCCACGGCTGCGGGTGTATTCATCGGTTTTCTTGGCGTTAAGAAGATCGCCGATCTGGCTGATCGGTTCGCCGACTTCAAGTTTCCTAAGTCGGATTCGACGCCATGAAGCGCCGTTCTTGGGTGCTGCCTCTTGTGTTCCTGCTGGCCTACTCCGACATGGGCCATATCCAGTGTGGTGAGTCGCTGGCATGCCAGCAACTCGATGCTCAATCATTCCATCATAAGGTTTAGAGAATGGCTTATACCCAATACGAAACCGTTGTCGCCAACACTCCCGAAGAGCTGACGGCCAAGCTGGCACAGGCCCTCGCCGATGGTTGGCAGCCTTATGGTAGTCCTGTCTCCATCACTGAAGGCTTTCAAGTGCTTCAGGCTGTAGTGAAGGGATCAAGCAATGTTGGCAGTGCGCCGGGCGACATCACCTCGGACAACATCACGGACGCGTCGGATGTCGGTAAGGCCGTGCTGGTGAGTGTTGACGCTGCGGCTGCGCGTGCCGCAATTGGCAGTGGGACTTCGGACTTCTCCGGTAGCTACAACGATCTGACCGATCTACCTGCCATTCCCGTCGAAGGTGATGCCGCGATGCTGGAAGCCGGTACCGACGTCGTCGCGCATACCTGGTCAGCCAAACTGATCCATGACGAGGTTGCCCGCCAGATTGCTGCGATATCCGCTTGAGCCATAAACAAGCGGTCTCATCGTGCAAAATAATGGTCTTAGTCGACTGCCTCCGTTTCAAACGCAGTGAGTGACTTCGGCAGACGGCGGAGGCCCGGGGACCCTGGCAACTTCCAAGGTACACGGGGCATAAGACTCGCGGGAAAATGTTAGTGGCAGTGCGCAAAAGTTAGTTAACTGGTTAACTCGGGGGGGTTAACTTGGCTGAAGCCCTTACAGTCCGTGGCCTGTAGCCCGGTTAACTAAGGCGTTAACCAGGTTAACTCGGTTAACTGCTAATTGGCCTCAACGCCAGACGGGCTGGGGCTTTGAGCATGGTTAACTCCTGAGTTAACCAACTGTTTTACTTGGTTAACTCCCAACGTCACCCTGAATTGACCTATAGGTCGCGCAGGCCGTGGCGTTCAGCGGTTCATCGATGAGTTAACCGACTAAATCACTCGGTTAACTCATCAGCCAAAAACTCTCGCATTTCAGGGCAAAACTCGCGCCTTTTCAGGCAAAACTCGGGGCTTTTTGAGCAAAACTCGAGCACTTCAGCGCAAAACTCAACACCCCGCGCTGGAGTTTTTTTGCCTTTTTTCAGTTCAACCAGCCTCGGCATCCGCCGGGGTTTTTCGTTCCTGCCGTAAGGCAAACCGAATAAGCAGGCTAGGACAGATCATCCGAACGAGGACGGTTTCTCTCCGCCTACGCCTCTGCCTGCTTACCCTTCCAGGCGGAAGGAGAGCGATGAATGAACAACGTCATCCCCTTTCATTACCAAGGTCAAGCCGTTCGCTTTAATAGCGAGGGCTGGATCAATGCCACTGAAATCGCCAAGCGAGAAGGTAGGCGCCTCGATAAGTGGCTTTCGACTCAAGAAACCCAGGAATACATACGTGCCCTGGGTCATCATTTAAATACCCCCGAAAAGGGGGATTTAATCTCGTCGATGCGCGGACGCTCTGGTGGCACCTGGTTACACCCGAAACTGGCTGTGGCATTTGCAAGATGGCTCTCGGCGGACTTTGCCGTCTGGTGTGACCTGCACATCGATGCCTTGTTGCGCGGCGAGCTGGACGAGAAACAGCAGTTTGACCGGGCCTGTAAGAGCCTGGATGACGCCAAAGCAAACGCCAGCCTTAACGGCAAGGCGCTTGCCAAGTACCGCTGGAAGAAGCCGGAACTTGTACAGCAAGTCGAGTACTGGCGTGGCCAGCTGCAACTGACCTTGGGTCTGTGCGATTAACTAAAGGTTAGGCCATGACCACAGTCACTAAGGCGGAGTACGCCCAGCGCCAAGGTTGGTCCAAGGCCTACGTGTCCAAGCTGGCCAAGAGCGGCCGCCTGGTGCTGGCCGCGGACGGCACGGTGGAGGTCGAGGCGACGGATCGCCGCCTGCTCAGCACAGCGGACCCGAGCAAGGCCAACGTGGCGGCACGGCATCAGCGTGAACGCAGAGAGCACAGTCCGCAGCGGCCGGTCGCACCAGTCCCGATCGATCACCCACCAACGACCGACTTCTCACGGCAGACGCCGCTGCCGGGCGAAGGCATTCCGGACTTTCAGGAATCGCGGGCTTTTCGCGAGTACTTCGAGTCTCGTTTGACCGAAAGCGAGTTTTACAAAAATCGCGGGGCCTATGTGGAGTTGGCGGCAGTGAAAAGGGCCGCGCATTCCACGGGACGCATGCTGAGAGATTTGCTGCTCGGCATGCCGCCGCAGTTGGCACCCGAGCTGGCCGCAATGAGCGATCACTGGGAAATCGAACGGCACCTGACGGCGGCGCTGCGCCGCGTCCTGGAAGATGCCGAGCGCATGTCCTCGGCCGACCTTGTTCATGCATTGACACCAGCGAGTTAACCAATGTCAACGGAAATGCCTGACGGTGAACAGGAGTACCGTCAGGATTTTTTCCGTGGGTTGAAGCCCGAGCCCGACGTCTGGATCGATGTCTGGGCTGACGAGTACATGCGTATTCCACGCGATGCCGGCGCTGCCGAACCCGGCCAGTACCGCACGGCGCGGACTCCGTATGCCCGTGAACCGATGCGCTGCCTGTCCCCGGCGCATCCCTGCAAGCGCGTGGTGACCATGGTCGCCTCGCAGTTGATGAAGACCCAGATTGCCCTGAACTGGATCGGCGGTCTGGTACACATGGCACCGTCGAACATCTTGACCTTACTGCCCAGCCTGGGCCTGGCCAAGCGGGTCTCGTCGCGCATCGGCAAGACCATCAAGGCCACCCCAGTGCTGCGCGAACGGGTGGCGGCCAACCGCTCGCGCGATGCCCGCAACACCATGGACACCAAAGAGTTCGAGGGCGGCTCGTTGTACATCACCACTGCCGGCTCGGCGGCGAACCTGTCGGAGTTGTCGGCGCGCTACATCTACGGCGATGAAGTGGATCGCTGGGTGGTGGACGTGGGCGAGGAGGGTGACCCGATTGAGCTGGCAGAAACCCGCGGCAGTACGTTTGGCCGTAACGCCAAATTCTACTTTTCCAGTTCGCCGACGATTCGTGGTGCGTCGCGCATTGCCGATTTGTTCGAGACCAGCGATCAGCGTTTTTATTATGTGCCGTGTCCGAATTGCGGGCACATGCAAGTCCTGGAGTGGGAGCGCCTGCTTTACTCGGCGGATTACCAGCGGGTGCACTACCAGTGTGCCGGGCCTGACTGTGACGTGCTGATTGAGGAACACCATAAGGGCGAGATGTTGGCCAAGGGCGAGTGGCGTGCCCATGCCCAGGGCGATGGTGAAACCGTGGGGTTCAACCTCAATGCCTTGTACTCGCCAGCGGGCTGGACCGGTTGGGCCGCATTGGCCAAGCAGTTCGAGAAGGCCAAGCTGGCCATGTCGCGCGGTGATCTGGAACCCATGCAAGTGTTTTATAACACCCGCCTGGCCAAGGTCTGGGACAGCGCACAGGAGCAAACCAAAGCCGATGTGTTGATGGCGCGGGCGCGCCTGGAACCCTATGGCTTGGGGTTGATGCCGTGCGGTGCATTGCTGCTGACGGCGGCGGTCGATGTTCAAGGCAACCGTCTGGAGTTGTTGGTGGTCGGCTGGGGGCCGGGCATGGAGCGCTGGATCATCGATTACCAGGTGATCTGGGGGGACCCGTCCGATGAACACACCTGGGCGGTGCTGGATGACAAACTCAAGGCGCGTTATCCGCATCCGAGCGGTGCGCAGCTGACGATCCGGGCTGTGGGCATCGACTCCGGCGGGCATCACACTGATGAGGTTTACCAGTTCTGCCGGCTGCGACGCTGGCGCAACATTTTTGCGGTGAAGGGGGCGAGCAAACCCGGCCGACCGGTGATCGCACAGCGGCCATCGATGGTGGATGTAACCTGGAAAGGCACCACTGAACGCAAAGGGGTGGGGCTCTGGATGATTGGCACCGACACTGCCAAGGACTGGATCTATAACCGCTATCCGGTGGAAGACGGTCCCGGTGCTTTGCACTTTGCCAACGACCTGCCAAACGATTTTTTTGAACAGTGCGTCGCCGAGCGCAAGGTCACCCGCTACGTCAAAGGCTTCAAGAGAGTCGAATGGGTCAAGGGCAAGGCAGAGCGTAACGAGGCCCTGGACTTGATGGTGTACAGCCTGGCCATGGCGCATTATCTGGGACTGAACCGCTACAAGGAACATGACTGGGCACAGGTGAGAAGCGCTCTGTGGCAGGTGACGCCATCAGGCCAGAAACCTGTCACGGCCGAGCGTCTACGTGCTGCGGCGAAACCAGAGGAACAGCCGGCCGAGGCAGCGCCGCAACACAGTGTCCCCACGACGGCCCCCGTGCGTATTGCAGCACCGGCACAACGGCGAAGTTCCAGCAGCGGCTACCTCAAAAAGCGACGCTGAGTGAAACGCGCAGTTGCAACCCACGTTGTCTTTTTACTTTAGAGCGATCCCCATGGCCTTTACCCAACAGCAACTCGATGCGGTCGAGAAGGCAATTGCGCGCGGTGAAAAAATCGTGCGCTACGCAGATCGCAACGTCGAGTACCGCGACATCGACGAATTGCTCAGGGCACGCGACGAAATTCGGAGCTCGCTGATCGCGGCGGCAGGTCCGCGGTCGCGCATCGTGCGGCTTTACCATGGAGGCAAGGGACTGTAATGGCTCGTCAGTATCCAACCTTGGGTCGCAGCGGTTTCTTGATTCCGTCGAACATCAAGGCCAGCTATGAAGGGGCTGCCGAAGGGCGCCGCTCTGCCAGTTGGGATGCGCCCGACGCCGGTTTCAACAGCATTGCCATTCCGGCATTGCGCAACCTGCGTTCGCGTTCCCGGGCCGCGGTGCGCAACGATCCATACGCCTTCAACATCATCGACAAGCGGGTCAGCAACCTGATCGGTACCGGTATCACGCCGCGGCCGAAAACCCAGGACGACGAGCTTCGGCATCTGCTGCAGGAACTTTGGGCCGATTGGGTCGAAGAGTCTGACGCCGATGGTCTGACCGACTTTTATGGGCAGCAGGCGCTGATCGCCCGAACGGTAGAAACGGCCGGCGAATGTTTTGTCCGCCTGCGCCCGCGCAGCCTCGATGAGGGGCTGACGGTGCCGCTGCAACTCCAGGTACTGGCGCCGGAGTTTGTGCCGCACGACAAGTTCGAAATGGCCCGTAACGGCAACATCATTCGTGCCGGCATTGAGTTCAGTCCGGACAGTCGCCGGGTCGCGTATTGGATGTACCGCTCGCATCCCGGTGATGCCTCCTCAACGAACAGTGGCTACAACCAGCTGGTGCGTGTACCGGCCAGTCAGGTGCTGCACATTTTTGAGCCGGTCGAACCGGGTCAGTTGCGCGGTCTGCCGCGCTTATCGCCGGTGCTTAAACGCCTGCGCAGCCTGGACAACTACGACGATGCGGTGTTGTTCCGTCAGGAGGTGGCCAACCTGTTCGCCGGTTTCATCAAAAAGCCTTCGCCGGATGACATCCAGACCCCAGTCGACCCGGTGACCGGTGCGCCGCTGAACCTCGCCTCGGATGGTTTCACGCCCATGGTCGCGTTAGAGCCCGGGACCATGCAGGAGTTGTTGCCGGGGGAGGAGGTCGAGTTTTCCACGCCGCCGGATGCCGGCAACAACTATCCGGATTTCATGCGTCAGCAATTGATGGCAGCGGCGGCTGGTGCCGGAATGCCGTACGAAATCCTCACCGGTGATATGCGCGAAGTGAATGACCGCGCACTGCGGGTGGTGCTCACCGAGTTCCGGCGTCGACTGGAGCAGCTGCAATTTGGTGTGTATGTGCACCAGTTGTGCCGCCCGGTGCGGGCTGCGTGGCTGGACATGGCCGTGCTCAGTGGTGCCGTGCGGTTGCCGGACTACGCCCAGCGCCGCCGTGAGTATCTGCGTACACGCTGGGTGCCCCAAGGCTGGGCGTACATTCATCCGGTTCAGGATGTTCAGTCACGCACGATGGAAGTTAACGCCGGCTTTGCCTCGCGCAGCGAAATGGTCCTGCGCACCGGCTATGACGCCGAAACGGTGGACGAAGAAAACGCCGCCGATGCCGAGCGGGCTCGGGGCAAAGGTCTTAATTACAGCACGCTCGTCGAACTGCTTCAGGCGTTCGACGACCAGGAGCAAGCATGAGCAAGAACACGCCTCCGCGCATTTTAAACAAGGCCGGCCAGCAGGTGCCGGTGCAGGACAAAAGTTGGTACGCCGTGCACGCCAGTGGTGAAGCCACCGAGCGGGTGATCGAAGTCTTTGTGTACGGCGAGATCGGCACCTGGGGCATTACGGCCAGTCAGTTCATGCAGGATCTGCGCGCCGTCGATGACGGCGTGTCACCGGTGATCGCGGCGTTCAACAGTATCGGCGGGGATCTGTTTGACGGATTGGCCATGCACAACACCTTGTCGCGGCTGGGCGAGCGTTGCACGGCCCGTATTGATGCCTTGGCCGCGAGCGCGGCGAGTGTTGCCGTGTGCGGTGCCCACAAGGTGGTGATCGCGTCGAATGCCATGCTGATGATCCACAATCCATGGACCTATGCGGCCGGCGATGCCGACAGCTTTCGCAAGGTGGCCGATGTCCTTGACCAAACCATGGAAGCGATCATTGCAGCATACAAGGCCAAGGCACCCACCATCAATGAGGCAGAGCTGCGCGATATGGTGGCCGCTGAAACCTGGTTGACCGCCAAGGAAGCGGTGGCCCTGGGGCTGGCCGATGAAGTGGGTGACGGCGTTCAGATCAAGGCGTGTCTGGGGCAGGGCGGAGTGATGCAGCGTTACCAGCACACCCCAGCTGAATTACTGGCCCAGCTCAATGAGTCGCCTGAGCCAGCTCCGCAGTCGGAGCCGGAGCCAAACGATCTACCCGCGCATGTGGTCGATTCGGCCAAGCTGGCGTTGTTGATCACTCAACGTTGCGCCGAGTCGGGGATCAGCAACCTGGTCGCGCCGTTGCTCAGTTCGACCCAGCTTGAAAGCGAAGAGATAGTCCTGGCGGGGCTGACCCGGGCCAAGGCGGTGCATGACCTGTGTGTCGCGGCACGATTGCCAGAACTCAGTGCCGAGTACGTGGCCGCGGGGCTGGATGAGTCCGCGGTACGCGCGCGGTTGTTCGACAAGATCGTCAGCAGCGGCAACGGTTTCGAAATCGATAACAGCGTGCCCCTCAACGATGACCCAGCACCGAAGGTGCAGGCGAAACAACCGAATCCTTCTTCGATCTGGGCAGCCCGTCAGGCCGCCCATGCGGGGCAATCCAACAGTGCCAAAGGAGCACGAGCATGACTGTAAAGTACGAAACGCTACACGCTGGCGAGTTTCTGCTCTCCGAAGGGGTCGGAAAGATCTCTCGTGAATCCATTCTGGTCGCCGCCGGTGCCGCACTGAATGCCGGCCAGGTGCTGGGACTGGTCACGGCGACCAATGAGTTTGCGCCCTACGATCCCGCCGCTACCGACGGTACCGAAGTGGCGGCCTGCATCCTCTACGGGCCACTGGGCGAATCGACCGAAGAGCGTCGTGCCAGCGCCGTGGTGCGGCTGGCCGAGGTTAGCGAGGTACATTTGACCGGTTTCGATGCTGACGCGGAAGCCGCCTTGGCGGCTCAATTTGTGATTGCCCGCTAAGTCCAGCCCCCCTTTATCCCAACCCCGCCTTGTGCGGGGTTTTGCTTTTCTGGAGAGTCCCTTCATGGCCGACATTGGCATTTTTACCGACGATGTTTTTTCCGTGTCTTCGCTGACCGCAGCGATCAATGAGCAGGAATACTTGCCGGGCCGCATCAGCAGCCTGGGCCTGTTTCGCGAGGAAGGCATCAGCACCCTGACCGTGCAGATCGAAAAGGACGGCAACACCCTAGCCCTGGTGCCGGCGGGTGAGCGTGGTACCTCGGGTCTGGTCGTGGGTGCAAGCAAGCGTCAGATGATCCCGTTCAACACCGTGCACTTGCCGCAGCGTTTCACCATCAAGGCTGACGAGATCCAGGGCATTCGTGCCTTTGGTACGACGACCGAACTGCAGGCTGTGCAGGGGGTAGTGAACACGCGCCTGAGCAAAGCCAAGCGCCAGCTCGATGCCACCCATGAGTTCCAACGCATGGGCGCGCTGAACGGCTTGGTACTGGACGCTGACGGCTCGACGGTCCTGCTGAACATTTACCAGGCGTTTGGTGTGCAACAACAAAGCCTGTCCATGGGCCTGAACGACTCGGCCACCAAAATCCGGGTCAAGTGCGCCGAAGCGCTGGACATGCAGGACGATGAACTGGGCAGCGTCACCAGCTCGGGCGCGCGGGCTTTCTGCGGCAAGAATTTCTGGAACAAGCTGATCACGCACAAATCGGTTGAGGAGACCTACCTCAATACGATCCAGGCCGCGGAATTGCGTGGCGATGCGCGGGACAGTTTCGAGCTGGGCGGCATCGTCTGGGAGCGCTATCGCGGGCGCATCGCTGGCGTGTCGTTTATCCACGACGATCAGGCGTTGTTGATTCCGGAAGGCGTACCGGATCTGTACATCTCTTGCTTTGCTCCGGCGGACTACATGGAAACGGCCAACACTCAAGGCCTGCCGTATTACAGCAAGCTGGAGCCATTGCCGTTCAACAAGGGAATGGCCGGTGAAGCGCAGTCCAACCCGTTGCACCTGTGCACGCGTCCTCGGGCGCAGATCCTGCTGACGCTCTGACCATGGCCTTTCGAGACCTGGTCGAGGCAATCGACAGTGTGGTGTTCGACACCCTAGCCGATGTTGGTTTCATCGAAGGCCGTTGCGTGCTGGGCATGTTCTCGGCGCCTTGGTTGCAACCCAAGGTCGGGCGCTTGAACACCGGTCTGCGCGAGCCGTGTTTCCACATTCGCGTGGCCGATGCCGCAGGCGTGGAAAAAGCGCACACGGTGCTCATCGACTTACCAACCCTGGACGGTGGTGGCGAGTACACCCTGATTCACCTGGAACCGGCGGGTGATGGTCTGGTGGCGTTGGCCTTGAGGTTAAAAGCATGAGTGCCGTGCCGGTTTCTCTGCAGTTTTCCGCAGACGATATGCAGGCTTTTAATCAGTTGGCCAAGGTGATGCCCAAGGCCGCTGCTGCGGCGCAACGACGGGCGATCAACAAGACGTTGGGCTGGCTGGCCACACACATGGCGCGCGATGTCAGCAAGCAGGAGCGAATCGCCGTCCGCGCGGTGCGTCAGCGCCTGCGCAGCTATCCCATCAAAGGCCACGGGCAGTTGGGCAAACTCTGGTTCGGCACCAACCCGATGGAGGCTAGCCGGATTGGCAGTCCTCGGCAGGGCAAGGCCGGTGTCTCGGTGGCGGGGCGGCGCTACCAGGGCGCCTTCTACAAGCGTGTGTATGGCAACAAGGCCGATATCTGGATCCGTACCTCCAGCAAGTACTTCAACCCGGACGACTATCCCGGCAGCAGCGCGTCCACGGGCGGCGGCACGAGTTCGGGCTGGATCGCGGAACACGACAATCGTTTTCCATTGGCCAAGGCCAAGGTCTCACTCGAAGACGTTGAAGGGCCGTTTTACACCTGGGCCAACAAGGCCGACGAACGTCTGCTGGTCGTGTTCAGGCAAGAGATGAACTTTGAACTGCATAAATACCTGAAGGGGAACACCCGTGTCTGATCCTGCCTTTTCCTTGGATGCGTTGTATGCGGCCATCGAGGAGCACATCCGCCAAGCGCTGCCGACGGTGCGCTTTGTGGCGACCTGTCCGGACATTCAGGACCGGGTGGCACTGCCGGCGGTGTTCCTGGAACCGGTGGAGTTTGAACCCGGGCAAGACATCGGTACCGGTGAAACGGTGCTGGTCCAACGCTTTGAAGCGCGGGTCATTGTTGCGCCCGAGTTGGCCCGTCACCAGCAACTGGGTGCGCAGTTGGCGGCACAGATCGCCGTTTTGCTTCGGGGACAGACATGGGGACTGGACAAGGTCGAGCAGGCGCAGTTCGTGGCCTCACGTCAGGACTGGACCAAACCGGAGCTGGATGGCTACACCGTGTGGATGGTGGAGTGGACCCAACAGATCTACCTCGGTGAGGTTGAATGGTTATGGCCAGTCGAACCGCCGGGTTCCCTGTACCTGAACGTCGATGGCTGCACCGGTACCGGCAATGAAGATCACTACTTTCAACCAGAGGATCTGGCATGGGATACGCCAGCGCTGAACACGACCGGATGATCGCTGCGATGCTGCTGCCTTGCGTGGTGGTCGGCGTCGATCTGAGTGCCGGCCGGGTGCGGGTCAAGGCCGGTACCTGGATCAGTGCCTGGGTGCGTTGGCATAGTTTGGCCGCGGGCAAGGCACGTCATTGGCGTGCGCCGAGCACGGGGGAGCAGGGCGTGTTGTTCAGCCCCAGTGGAGACCCGGCCATGGGCACCTTTATCCCGGGGCTGTATGGCAACGCCGGAACGCCGCCGGACAACCGCGATCACGTCGAGGCGTGGTACTTCGACGACGGCGGCTCACTGGTTTACGACTGGGCAGCCGGCAGCTACAGCATCGCGTTACCCGACGGCAGTAGCGCGACCATCACAGTCGGGGGCTCGCAGTTTGAAGTCACGCCGGCTCAAGTGCGGGTGACGGCCAGCCAGATCACCCTGGCGGGTGAGGTGAGCATCGACGGTGCGTTGAGTGTATCCGGCGACATCACCGGCGCGGGCACGATCATGGATGCCGGGGGCAACAGCAGTAACCACTCGCATTGAGTGAACATTCACCTTCAGCCCGCCGCGTGTGGGCTTTTTCATGCCTGGAGAAAAAGCATGACAAGTAAAACCAAGGAAGTATCGGCCGCCAGTGAGGCGCCCGCGCCGGCCACGCTGAGTATCTTTCGCGACACCCTGTACACCTCGCGGGTGCTGATTCTGCTGGAGGCCGAGCGCACCTTGAAAGTGGAAAAGGGCCAGGTCGCGGTGGCGTCGGACGACACGGTCGCGATCGAGTATTTGCACGGGCGCAAGGATTTTGTCGCGGTCGAGGGCTGATCCCATGATCGGGATGATCGGACTGGACCGCCGCACCGGCCAACTCATTTCCGGCCTCGATCACCTGCGCCAGTCCATCGAGGACATCTTGTCCACGCCGCTGGGCAGCCGGCGCATGCGCCCGGAGTACGGCAGCAAGCTGCGGCGCTTTGTCGACCTGCCGGTCAATGACGGCTGGAAAAGTGCCGTGCAGGCGGAAGTGGCCAGCACGCTCGGGCGTTGGGAGCCTCGCCTGAAACTTGGCCGGGTGCGCGCCGTGGCCATCCTCGACGGGCGTATCACCTTTGAACTGACCGGGCAGTACCTGGGCAGCGACGTGACTTTGGAGGTGTCCGCATGACCATGGAACTGGCGGCCCTGCCGCCGCCGCAAGTGCTGGAGGACCTCGACTTTGAGGAGGTGTACCAGGAGAAACTGGAAGCCTTCCGCCTGAGCATGGGCGACAACTGGAGCGCAGAGCTGGAGAGCGACCCGGTGCTCAAGCTGATCGAGCAGGCCGCGTATGGCGCCTTGCAGAACCGGGCGCGGGTCAACGACGCCGGCAAGGCCTTGCTGTTGGCCCATGCCGAGCGGGCCGACCTCGATCACCTGGCCGCCAACGTCAACCTGCAACGCCTGGAGATTCAGGCCGGAGACCCGAGCACGGTGCCACCGACGCCACAGGTGCTTGAGGAAGACGATGCCCTGCGTGAGCGAGTGCAGCTGTCGTATGAGGGGCTGACCACGGCGGGGCCGCGCAACAGCTACATCCTCCATGCGCGCAACGCCTCGGGCCTGGTGTCCGATGCCACGGCGGAAAGCCCGTCGCCGGCCGTGGTGGTGGTCACGGTGCTCAGTCTGGAAGGCAGTGGCGCCGCTTCACCGGAACTGCTCGAACAGGTCCGCCTGCACCTGAATGACGAGGACGTGCGGCCGGTGGCCGATCGGCTCACGGTGCAGAGCGCCTTGGTTATCGACTACCGCATTGAAGCGGTGCTGTATCCGCAGGCACCGGGCCCGGAAAACGAAGCCTACCTGGCCGAAAGCCAGAAACGCCTGAGCGAGTGGATCAACCCGCGTCGTCGCCTGGGGCTGGAAGTGGCGCGCTCGGGGATCGATGCGCAGCTGCACGTTCCCGGCATCGCCCGGGTTGAGCTGCTGGGCTGGACCGATATCAGACCGACCAAGGCCGAGGCGGCGTATTGCACCGGCTACAGCGTGACGCTGGGGGCCTGACATGAGCAGCCAGTTACCGCTCAACAGCACGCCACTGGAGCTGGCCGTGGAAGCGGCCAACTACGAAAACACGCTGATTCCGCTGCGCAGTTTGTACAACGCCGACACCTGCCCGGAGCATTTGATGCCGTACCTGGCCTGGTCCTGGTCGGTGGACCGCTGGAACAACAACTGGACACCGCAAGCCAAACGCACGGCGATCCGTTCGGCGTACGACGTGCATGCGCGCAAGGGCACCATCGGGTCGTTGCGGCGGGTGGTCGAGCCCTTGGGCTACCTGATCGACGTCGTGGAATGGTTCGACACCGTGCCGGAAGGCGTGCCCGGCACCTTCGCCCTGGAGGTCGGGCTGAACGACGCCGGCATCACCGAAGAACTGTACGAGGAACTGGCGTGGTTGATCGACGATGCACGTCCGGTCAGCCGGCACATGACCAACCTGGCGCTCAGTCTGCAGACCTCGGGGCAATTGGGCATCGCCGTGTGCGTGCAAGAGGGCGAAGAGATCGACGTGTACCCCCCGGCTCCGCAAGACATCGACGTGACCGGCAGCTTTGGCCCGGCGCTCTGCGTCGATGAAACCGATACTTTGGACGTTTATCCTTATGATTGATAAGAGCAGTCAGTTTTTTGCCATCCTCACGGCAGTCGGTGAAGCCAAACACGCCAATGCCATCGCCTTGGGCCTGGACTGGATGTTCACCGAGATGGGTCTGGGCGATGCCAACGGCACCGACCCGATTCCCGATCGCCTGCAGACCCAGCTGATCAACGAATGGCGCCGGGCGCCGATCAACCAGATCCGCGTCGATCCGGCCAATCCCAACACGGTAATCACCGAACAGATCATTCCGCCGGAAGTCGGCGGTGAGTGGATTCGCGAGATCGGCCTGTACGACGTCGACGGCGATCTGGTCGCCGTGGCCAACTGCGCGCCGAGCTATAAACCGTTGCTGGACCAGGGCAGTGGCAAAACCCAGGTGGTGCGGATGAACTTCATCGTCAGCAGCTCGGCGAACATCGTGCTGAAGATCGATCCGGCGGTGGTCCTGGCGACCCGCGAATACGTCGACACGAAGATTCAGGAAGAGCTGAACAAGCTCGATCACAAGCAGTCGGTGCGGGTCGCCGCCACTGCGGACATCGCGCTGAGTGGTGTGCAGACCCTCGATGACGTGGCCGTGGTCGTTGGTGACCGGGTGCTGGTGACTGCGCAGGCGCAGCCGCAGGACAACGGACTCTATGTCGTTAGCACCGACGGCTGGACACGGGCGGTCGATGCCGACAACAGCCTGGAAGTGACCCCGGGACTGTTTATCCATGTGGAGCAGGGCACCGTCAATGGCGACAGCCTCTGGCAGTTGGTCACCGACGCGCCGATCACCCTCGGCAGCACCGGTTTGCAGTTTGAGATGATCGCCGGCGGCAGTGGGGCCGGCGTAGGCACCTTTCGCAGCGTCACCGTCGATGCCCTCGGCCGGGTAATTGCAGGCACCACCCCGACCACCCTGGACGGCTACGGCATCACCGACGCGTTACCCATTGACGGCACCGCCGTGGCGGCTACCCAACTGGAAACAGCGCGCACGGTTAGCGTATCAGGGGCGGCCAGCGGCAGCGCGCTCTTCGATGGCACCGGCGATGCTGACATAGCGATTATGTTGGCCGACAGCGGTATTGCGGCGGGCACTTATTCCTGCGTTACGGTTGATGCCAAAGGTTTGGTGACAGCGGGCGACCAGCTGACAGGCGACGACCTCGGGCTGGGTACCGCCGCCTACCTGAATGCCCAAGTCAGCATTGATGATGCAACGGCTGAGGCGTTGATGAAAGTGGGCGCCTTTGGCCTCGGCGGTAGCGGGATTGTCCTGCCCGTAGACACTAATCTGGACACGGTCATCCTCGGTGGGCACTACCGGGTACTCACCGGCGGCAATATCCCTCCTGGAGGGGAGTACAGCCCCATGCTGGTGATCCGCGGCAGCGATGTAGTCGCCCAGATCGTCATCAGCTACCTGACCGGCACCCTTTATTCCCGTGGGGCCAGTGGGATTGGCGACGTCCCGGTGTTCACCGAGTGGGTCACCCATTGGAACAATCAAAACTTTAACCCTGCCGCCTATCAACCTGCCCTCGGATTCGCGCCCGTTCAACAGGGTGGCGGTATTGGGCAAGGCGCGAGCAAGGTGTATATCGGATGGTCGGACACCGGATTAAAGGTCACCGTCGATGCAACGGACCTGGGGGGTATTGCCTTACTGAATGCGCCTGCCTTCGTCGGTGGAATCACGGTCTCCGGAAACTCCAACTTCTGGGCCTCATTGGGTATCGGGGGTGACCTATCCGTTGTAGGCACGCTCTACCCTACCGCCGTGGCGTGTTCTACCACCGTTTCCGCCACCAGTGGCGTTTACTCTGGTAGTCATGTCTATGCCGGCTCTGGCACTTCGCTGCTTGATTCCACCGGCAACAGCTATGGGCCAATTTGGGGCGGCTATTTAAGCAACTACCTCGCCGCAAACTACCCATCCTTCTGGACCATGATGCCGAAGATCGGCGAGCAGCCCCATGGCGCGGTGGGTACCTATGCACTCATGTACATCGGCAGCCAGACCCAAGCCCCAGGCTGGATGGTCGCGGGCAGCGCACTTTGCTATTCCGCTACAGCGGGCGGTGCTAGCAGTGGCATCTATGCAACGGGCACATGGCGATTGATGGGTTATATCAACGCGGCCAGCGCTGCTTACAGTACATCCCTATTTATGAGGGTCGAGTAATGCCTGATGAAATGAATAACGAATTACCTGAGCTCGTACCCTTTGTTCCGCCCCCACCTCCAGCCCCGCTAGAGCCCATCGCGCCCTATGTCTACGAGGTTCGAAACTTAACCTTGTTCAAGGACGGGGTTGTTGACTGCGAGGTACTGAGCAAAGCGTTTGGCTGGATTCCATACAGCGCCCATCCAGCAGACACAGCCCCGGCGGCCATCGCTGTGTTCGAGTACATCGAAGCGAACGACATTGATGTGTCGACGCTTCCCCCAAGCCCGAACCTTGCAACTGCGATCACTGACAAGGAACGGAGCTGGCGTAACGACGAGTTGGTGGTGGCCGATGTCGAGCTGCTGAAAGCCGAGGACGCTGACCCTGCTTCTGTGGGTACACCGGCACAGTGGCGGCAGTACCGCGTGGACCTTCGCAACTGGCCCCAGTCGCAAGCCTTCCCGGATTCCACCCTGCGTCCAGTGCGGCCGACCACTTAACATCGAAGCATTTTCTATTCTGTTACGCATCACGTCACTCACAGCCTCGCTACTGCGGGGCTTTTTCGTTTCTGGAGCATCACTCTATGAGCTTTTTTCACGGCGTCACCGTGACCCTAGTGGACACCGGGGCCCGCCACATCGCCACCCCGTCCGCGTCGATCATCGGCCTGTGCAACACCTTCACCGTGGGCCTGCCGGCCACGGCCGCTGCCAACGAACTGCTGCTGATCACCCGCGAAAGCGAAGCGGTCGCCGCCTGGGGCCCGGACGCGGCGATCACCCAGGACTGCAAGGCCATTTTCAAGCGGTCCAAGGCGGTGATTGTCGCTGTCGGTGTGCCGGTGCTGGAAGACCCGGACGAACAACTCTCGGCGATCATCGGCGGCGTCTGGGCCGACGGTACCCGTACCGGCATGCAGGCGTTGCTCGACGGCAAAAGCAAATTCAACGCCCAGCCGCGCTTGCTGGTGACCCCGCAGTACTCGGCGACGCTGGCGGTGGCCACCGAGCTGGTCGCGTTGGCCGACAAGCTGCGCGCCATGGCCATCATCGACGGGCCGAACACCACCGACGAAGCGGCGATGGCCTATGCCGCCAACTTCGGCAGCAAGCACGCCTATATGGTCGATCCGGGGGTGCAGTTCTGGGACACCGGGATCAGTGCCACGGTGAACGCACCGGCCTCGGCTTGGACCGCCGGCCTGTTTGCCTGGACCGATGCCACCTACGGCTTCTGGGCCTCGCCGTCGAACAAAGAGTTTGTCGGTATCACCGGCACCACGCGGCCGATCGAGTTTCTCGACGGCGATCCCTCCTGCCGGGCCAACCAGCTCAACAACGCCAACATCACCACCATCATCCGTGATGACGGCTATCGCCTGTGGGGCAACCGCACGCTGTCCAGCGATCCGAAATGGGCGTTCGTCACCCGGGTGCGCACGCTGGACATCGTCATGGACGCCATCCTTTACGCGCACAAGTGGGCGGTCGACCGTTCGATCACCGCGACCTACGTCAAGGACGTGACCGAGGGGCTGCAGGCGTTCATGCGCGACCTGAAGAATCAGGGCGCGATCATCAACTTCGAAGTCTATGCCGACGAAGAGCTGAACACTTCCAGCGAGCTGAGCCAGGGCAAGGTGTACTGGAACATTCGCTTTACCGACGTGCCGCCGGCCGAAAACCCGAACTTCCGCGTGGAGGTGACCGATCAGTGGATCACTGAAGTGCTCGATACCGCCGCCTAAGGAGGCCGCTTTATGATTCCTGAAGTGCTCTACAACACCAACCTGTTCGTCGACGGCATCAGCCTGCAAGGCGATGTGCCGAGCCTGACCTTGCCCAAGCTGACCCTCAAGACTGACGAGTATCGCGCCGGCGGCATGGACGCGCCGGTGGAGATCGATATGGGCACCGAAAAGCTCGAGGCCAGTTTTATCACCAATGGCGTGCGCCGCGAGGTGCTGAAGTTCTTCGGCCAGGCTGACCTGACCGGGTTCAACGCCTCGTTTCGTGGTGCCTTCAAGGGCCAGAAAGGTTCGGTTAAAGCAGTGGTCGCCACCCTGCGCGGCAGCCTCAAGGAAGTCGATCCGGGGGACTGGAAACCGGGTGAAAAAGGCGAGTTCAAGTACGCCGTCGCGGTGACCTATTACAAACTGGAGATCGACGGCAGCGTGATGTTTGAAATCGATCCTCTCAATTCGATCCGCGTCATTGACGGCGTCGACCAACTGGCCGCTGTGCGGTCTGCCCTGGGCATGTAAGGAGCACCACCATGAGCAACGCAAAAGACAACGTCCTGCCTAAGTGGCTGCGACTGGGCGATGGCATTGCCACCGTCATGTTATCCAAAGCGAGCGAGGCCAATGGCGTCAAGGTCGACAAACTGACTCTGCGTGAGCCGACGGTGCGCGAGATGCGCGCCGCCACCCTGCAGGGCGGAAGCAACGAAGAAGAGCAGGAGATGGTTCTGTTCTGCAGCCTGGCGAGCATCGGCCGCGCGGATCTGGAGGGGCTGCTGATGCGCGATTACCGTCGTTTGCAGACCGCCTATTTTCGTCTGGGAGCAGACGACGGGGTTTAACCCCCGCCTGCAAAAGGCCCTGGCCAAACGCCTCGCCGTCGAACTGAATTTTTCGGCGGCCGAGATTCAGGGGTTGTCGTTTTCCGAGATGGTCTGGTGGCTCACGGATTGAGCCCCCTTCATACACAGGTACCCCATGGCAGCCAATAAACTCTCGCTCGGGCTGGTGATCGGTGGCGCCGTCGACTCGTCGCTCGGCGCCGCCTTCAAGAATGTCAGCGGCGAAATGAAAAAGCTCGAGGCGCAAACCACCCGCGCCAAGGGCTTGCAGAAAGTCATCGGCGAGACCATGCGTCTGCGCGATGAATGGAAAAAAGCTCACGACAGCGGGGCGGCCAACACCGATGCCTTGCTGCGCAAACTGGAAACCAACACCAACAGCCTGCGCAAGCAGGGCATCGAAGTCGGGCGCCTGCGTCATGAGTACCTGGCCCTGGGCAAGGTGGTGCGCAGTGCCGAGTTCAAGGCCAAAGGCCTGAGGCAGGTGGAAGAGGGGCGCGAAAGCCTGCGCAGCGGGTTCGGCACGGCGGTGGCCGGTACCACCCTGGCCGCAGTGCCGACCAAGATCAGCGCGGATTTTCAGGCGATCATTCGCGACATTGCGATCAAGTCCGGTACCGCCAACACCCAGCAGGAGGTGAACACCGCTCGCGACATTGTGCAGACCTCCAAAGACACCGGCATGGCCAACACCCAGGTGGCTGACTTGGTGAACCAGCTGGTGGGCGGCGGCATGGAGCTGACCGAGGCGCTGAAGTACGCCCCGGTGGCCGCCAAGTTTGCAGTCGGGCAGGGCGCATCGGGCACTGACACGGCGAAGATGATTCTGGCGATGCAGAACAACGCCAAGATCACCGACCCGAAGAAGATGGAACAGGCACTGGCGTCGGTGGCGTTGCTGGGCCAGCAAGGCAGCTTCGAGGCGGCCGACATGGCCAAGTGGTTTCCGGAACTGTTGGCGCAGATGGCCGGCAGCGGCATCACCGGTCAGGACGCGGTCACCCAACTGGGGGCCATGCTGCAGGTGCAGATCAAGAGCGCCGGCAGCGCCGATGAGGCGGCGAACAACCTGAAAAACTGGGTCGCGAAAATCGGCTCGGGGGAAACCGTCAAAGGCTATGCCGATGCCGGGATCGATTATCAGGGCTCGATGAACGCCGCCATTGGCAAAGGGCTGTCAACCTTTGAAGCCAGTTTTGAACTGGCACGCCGCTACGTGGAAAAGACCGACCCGAAAAAGGCCAAGCAGCTGAATCAGGGGCTGACCCGGATCAACCAGGAGACCGACCCGGTCAAGGCGCAAGCGATGGCCGATGCCCTGGCCGCGACCCTGCGCACCGGCGATCTGTTTGCCGACATGCAGGTCAAGACCGCCTTGATGGCGTACACCCAGAACAAGAAATTCTACGCCGAGCTGAAAAAGGGTGCTTCGGACCCCGGCGGCCCGCGCAAGGACATTCTCGACAAAAACCTGAGTGAACGGCGCGAGGCCTCGTCACAACGCTGGGCCGAAACCGGGCAGGCGTTCAACGATTCGTTGCGCGCCCTCGGCGATGCCCTGCGCCCGGCGACGGATGCGTTGGCCAGCGGGATCGGCGGTGCGGCGCGTGGCTTGACCGCCTTGTCCGAGGAAACGCCCAAGGCGGTGCTGAGCCTGGCGGCACTCACTGCCGGAGCGTTGGTGCTGGGCAAGGCCTGGGCCGCGCTGAAGATCGGGCGGGGGCTGGTGAACATCGCCCGTGGTTCGGCCGGTGACCGGTCCAACATCGTGCAGCGGGTGTTCGTGACCAACGCGGATGACGGCGATGACGATGGGCTGGACCAAGATAAAGGTGGAAAACGAAAAGGTGCCGGAAGTCGGGTGTCCCGTGGTTCCCGCTTTATGAAAGTTGGCGGGGCGCTGGCGGCGGTCGGCGCCGGCATTCAGGTGTTGGACACTTACCAGAATGCGACCACGCGCGATGAGAAGGCCGAAGGCTACGGCGAGGCGGCAGGTACCCTGGCCGGAGGCATGGCGGGTGCAGCGGCCGGCATGGTCATCGGTTCGATCATCCCACTGATTGGAACCGCGATTGGCGGAGCGATCGGTGGCATGGTCGGCGCGTGGGGCGGCGGTGACGTGGGCGCGACCATGGGCAAGGCCTTGTTTGGCGGGTCGGACACGCCGGCCAAAGCACCGATCGGCATCTTGCCCATGGCCGCCGGCCAAGGGGTGGGCGCGGTCGTGCGTGCGATGGAAAACGCCCCCGCCGCGCTGGTCACGGCGGCGGCATTGATGTCGACCACGGCGGCAAAAACACCCGAATGGCCGAAGGTCGATCAGCAATTTACCTTCGCCCCGGCCCCGGTTTTTCAGGTGCAGGGCGATGTGAAAGACCCGGCGCAGTTCGTTCAGGAAATGATGCCGTACCTGCGACGCCAGTTTGAAGACTTCGCCCGGGAGGCGCGCGCCCGGCAGTTGTTTGATGCGCCCCATGTGGGCTAAGGAAATGAAATGGCGGATGAAAAGACCTATCTGCAGCACCTGCAGGGTGGCCTGAAGCAGATGGTCGACGCCGGTGAAGCTGGCCGCACCGACATCGAGTCGATGACCGGGCCCATGAATGGCGCGCTCAATGAAATCAGCGGGGCGGCGGATGCGCTGGAAGGCTTGCCTTTTCTCAGCGAGGATCTGAGCGACAAGACCCGCCGTCTGCAAAGTGCAATCAACTCGGCCCAGGCCAAGATCGGCAAGGTGGCCAGCTACTACAACCAGACCCAGCGCGCACTGGCCCAGTTTGATGAGCATTTTTCCGCGTTGACTGAGCAGATTGGCCGCTTTGGCGCGGCTTTCAACAAGGTCGCCGGCAAGGCCAATGCCGCGCTGGGCAACATCTTCCCCACAGAATGGTTTGCCGGCGACCTGTCACCGATTCCCGACGCGGTGAAGCCGTTTCCGCACCTGCTGATTATCTACCCGCTCAAGGCGAATGAGCGGCCGTACTACTTCAATCTGGACACGGCAGCCTTCGACGAACTGCGCCGGCAGACGGCGTTTCGCTGGGCCGCGCAGGAACGCCTGACCCGGCGCCCGGCACAGCAAGCGGTGGGTCTGGGGGAGGAGAAAATCACCATCAAGGGCGCGATCTACCCGGGCCACAAAGGTGGACTGAAGCAGCTGGATAGGCTGCGCAGTATCGGCGCCAAGTTGCTGCCACTGAATCTGACCACCGGTTACGGCGAGGTGCTGGGCAATTGGTGCCTGACCCAGATCGACGAGGAACAAAGCGCTTTGCTGCCCGGAGCGATCCCGCGCAAGCAGGGCTTTTCATTGGAGTTTGTCCGTTATGGCGATGACTTGCAGAACGGCTGACGGGGATTTGCTCGACACCCTGTGCCACCACTATTACGGCCACCTGAACCGCAGCGTCGAGGCGGTGCTGGCGGCCAATCAGGGCCTGGCCGATGAGCCGCAGCCGTTCCGGGCGGGCGTGCTGATCACGCTGCCAGAGCTGGTGGTCGAGACCGACAGTGTGATTTCACTGTGGGATTGATCCCGTTACCCAGCCCGCCGCACGCGGGCTTTTTCTTGTCTGAGGTGCCGACATGCAACCACTTTTCCGCATCGTCGCCGACGGTGCCGACATCACCACCGTGATCAATGATCGGCTGGTGTCGCTGCAGCTCTCCGATCGGCCCGGGATGGCCTCGGACTCATTTGAGCTGCGCATTGATGACCGCGACGGCGCGGTGTCGCTGCCCGTGCGTGGCGCGAGCATCGAGGTCTACCTGGGTTATGCCGGCGCCGACCTGACGCGCATGGGCCGCTACACCGTGGACGAGGTGGCGGTTTCCGGCCCGCCGGACACGCTGGTGATCAGCGGCAAGGCCAGCGACATGCGCGGCAGCGGCAAAACCACGCGCAGCGGGAGTTGGGAAGATGTCAGTCTGGCGCAGATCGTCGGTGATGTGGCCGCGCGCAACGGCTGGCAGCCGTCGTGTCCGGTCGACACCCGGGTGCCGCGCATGGATCAGTTGAATGAATCCGACTTCAACTTCATCACCCGGGTGGCCAAAAAGCACGACTGCACCGCCAAGGTGGCCGACGGCAAGCTGTTGGTGTTGCCGCGTCAAGGCGGGCAGAGTGCCAGTGGCAAGGCCTTGGCGGTGATCAGCCTGCAGCGCAGTGACGTGACCCGCTGGCAGTTTCGCTTGAGCGACCGCAGTGCCCACCAAGGGGTCAACACCCAGTACCAGGATCCGGCCAGCGGTGAATTGTTGGTCTCGCACCTGGACAACCCCAACGTGCCCGAAGGCCTGCCACCGGTGCACACTGATCGGCATATCTACCCGGACCGCACGGCGGCCGATGAGGCGGCGAAGGCGCGCCTGGCGGCGTTCAATCGTTCCACCGCCTCGGTGCGCTTGGATCTGCCCGGGCGTACCGACCTGTTTGCCGAATGCATGATCCAGGCGCAGGGCTTCAAGCGCGGGCTCGATGGCGAATACCTGGTGGAGTCGGTCGATCACACGTTCACGCCGTCCGGGTGGACGGTGTCGGTCGAGTTCAATGGTGGCAAGGAGGGTAAGGCCAAGGCCTCCGGCAAACCTCAGAAAGAGGTGCTTGAAGTGCCTGGTGGATTGCCCTAAGGGACGTAAGGACAATCGGTCGATCGAGGTGAGCGTTGCATGGTTACCCGAACGCCTGTTACTTCATGGCGTTCGGGGATTGCGGGTAAAAGTTAAACGGTATCCGAAATTTTGATGCCCATAATCTCCATTGTGAGATGAGGTGCACCGACAACCGAGCCTTTGAGCTCAATTGTTCCAGCTTCATAATTCACCGTTCCGGCAGCATTCAATGTGTAGCTGTCTATTCTTACTACGTTGGTATTTCCGTCTAGCCATTTACTAACTTTAAATTGAGACTTGAACGTACCTGATTGAGCAGGAACATCGCCCTGATAAAGGTAGTGGGGGTCACCACCATTGGCCTTTCCATCCTTCACAACTACAAGACCACTACCGAAAGCACCCGTGTTGGCCTTGAAATTCACAGAAAAAATCCCGTTAGACATCGTGCAGACTCCTTCGCAATGACAAGGGTGAGCATAGGGTTCAACGTCATTTACGCAAGGAGGTTGCATCCAAACAGTATTACTAATCACGTAAAGGAGCGGCCAGTCTGGATGCGTCAACATCCAGCCTGGCCACCGTCCCCGCAGATGGTCCCTGCAAGTCCCGCCAAGGCTCCTGCTCTGTGCACAAAGCAGAGCGAGCCTTGCACCTGTTTATTTATACAGTAAAGGTCTTGCTATCTATGTCTTCACCTATCATCCCTTGGATGGGCGGCAAACGCCGCCTGGCCGATCGTCTTATCCCGCTGTTTCCACCCCACGAATGCTACGTCGAAGTGTTTGCCGGCGGTGCCGCGTTGTACTTCATGCGACCCCAAGCCGCTCCCGTTGAAGTCCTCAACGACATCAACGGCGACCTGGTCACGCTGTACCGCGTCGTGCAGAACCACCTCGAAGAGTTCGTGCGCCAGTTCAAATGGGCGCTCAGTTCACGTCAGGTGTTCGAGTGGCAGAAGACGACCCGCCCGGAAACCCTCACCGACATCCAGCGCGCTGCTCGGTTTTTTTACCTGCAGCACCATGCCTTCGCCGGCAAGGTGTCCGGGCAGACCTTCGGCACCGCGACCACCACACCGTCAATCAACCTGCTGCGAATCGAGGAAAACCTCTCGGCGGCCTGGCAACGCCTGTCCGGTACCTACGTGGAGAACCTGCCCTGGCTGGAATGTGCCGAACGCTACGACCGTGCCCATACCTTTCACTACATGGACCCGCCGTACTGGCAGACCGCAGGCTATGGGGTGGATTTTCCGTTTGAGAACTACGAACGCATGGCCGACTTCATGCGCCGCTGCAAAGGCAAGGTAATGGTCAGCATCAACGATCACCGGGACATCCGCCGGGTGTTTGAAGGCTTTCACTTTGAGATGTTGGACATCCGCTACACCACGACCAATCAACGCCAGGGCAAGGCCGACGTCAGCGGTGAACTGGTGATCATGAACTGGGAGCCAGCGGCGTTGGGAGGACTATTTTGA